CCCTAATTTTGGCGGGAACGGCCCCCGCCGGCCTGCGCGTGGCGGGGGAACTGATCCTGGAAGGGATCGAGGCCCCGATAGCTTTCCCGCCTGACTTCCAGGCGGAAGTCATCGAGGTGACGGGCTGCCCGAACTTTGTCGGCTTCCCGCCCGACTTGCGGGCGCAGCACGTGACGGTGCGCTTTTGCCCGAACTTTGTCGGCTTCCCGCCCGGCTTCCAGGCGCACATCATGGCCGTGAATGGCTGCGCGGCCTTTGTCGGCTTCGCGCCGGGCGGCCAGGCGGACGAAGTGTGGGTGGAAAATTGCCCGCGGTTTGCGGGCTTCCCGCCTGACTTCCAGGCGGAAGATTATTGGGTGGGGGGCTGCCCCTTGTTCGCGGGCTTCCCGCCGGGCTGCCGGGCGCACACCGTGTGGGTGGAAAATTGCCCGCTCTTTGCGGCTTTCCCGCCTGACTTCCAGGCGGATCATTATTGGATGGAAAATTGCCCGCTGTTCGCGGCTTTCCCGCCCGGCTTGCGGGCGCAGCGCGTGACGGTGCGATTTTGCCCGCTGTTCGCGGGCTTCCCGCCTGACTTCCAGGCGGGCGCCATTCAAATAACAGCCTGCCCGAACTTTGCGGGCTTCCCGCCGGACGGCCAGGCGGACGAAGTGCGGGTGACGGGCTGCCCGAACTTTAATTTCCGCAGCCTGCCGCGCGGCGGCGAGTTCTTCTGGAATGAGGTGCGGGTTGAGGACGCCGTGCTGAGCGGCCTGGCCCAGCCCGCCACCCTCACCGCCCAGGCGATTTTGCACGAGCGCAACGTGGAAATCCGCCGCGTGATGCTGGAGCGCATGGGCTACGCCCGCTTTATCCGCGAATCCCAGGCGGCCACGCTGGATCAGGATAGCGACGCGGGCGGGGTGCGGCGGCTGCTGAAGATCGCTTTCCCCAATGATGAGGATTTGGTGGTGGTCACCTACCACTGCCCCAGCACCGGGCGGCAGTATGTGACCCGCGTCCCACCGACCACCCGCACCTGTCATCAGGCGCTGGCCTGGATCGCGGGCTTTGACGACCCCCATCATTATAAGTTGGTCGCGGAGAGTTAAGATATGCGGGAGAAGCCCCCGCTGAGTTTGGCGGAGGCGGCCCAGAGGGCCGGTCTCCGCCCCCAAAAACAGCGGGAACATGTGCGCTGCCCCAATCAACGTCATCCCCAAACAGGGCAGACGCCGCCCTGTAGCATGGACTATGCCAAAGGCCTGTGGCATTGTTTTGGGTGCGGGGCGGGGGGGGATGCCTTTGATTTTTTGGGCTACGCTTTGTTCCTTGAGTATGATCGACACACGCATTTTGGCCGGCTACTGGATATGCTGGCTGGATTGCAGGTGCGCCCCCTGGCAGCGCCCGAATTGCAGGCGCTGCCCAAACAACCCGCGTTTACGCTGGAGGCCCGGCGGTTGGAGGCCTGGGAGCAGCGGTTGTTCGCCCGGCCTGATTTGCTGGAGTGGCTGGCCGCACGCGGGATTGACGCCGCTGCCGCCCGGCACTGGCGGCTGGGCGCAACCGACATGGGCCAGATTGCCATCCCACATTTTTATCGGGGGGTGGTGGTCGCCGTGAAGTTGCGACGCCACCCTGAAAGCACCGCCGGCCCGAAATATGTGTCGGTGAAGGGCTCCAGTTACAGCGTGCCGTTTAATGCGGATATGCTGCAACTGGCGCAGCCGCAAGTGGCCATCTTGGAGACGGAACTGGACGCTATCGCCTGTCAAACGCTGACGGGCATCCCCAGCGTGTCTTTGCCTGCGGGCCAGTTTAAGGCGGAATTGGCCGCTCGTTTTCTGCTATGCAAAAAAATAATAGCGATTCTCGACAATGACGCGGCGGGGATCACCAACGGCAGCAAAATCAAAAGCCTGCTGCGGCGCGCGACTTTTCGGCTGCCTCCCAGCGGAAAAGATTTGGGGGACTGGATCAGAGAGCATCCCGGCCAACCGTTGGATTGGATTATAAAAGGGGGCCATACATGAATATCGCGGAGGCGCTGGCCATGAGCGCCAACTTAATTATGAATATCGTCACCGGCAACCTGCCGGTGACTGATCTCATCGGCTACTTCAACAATAGCAGCGAATGTTGGCGTTATTTCCCGGATGCCGATCAGTCGCTCGTGAAGTGGCTGATCGAAAATCAGGGGCTGGGGGATATGATCAAAATGGCGGCGGCAGTGGGCGATGAGGGCATGCAGCGGCTGGAAACGATCAACGCGTCGGTGCTAGCCGTTACCAGCGAGCCGCATATCCTGATCGATCACGCGGCGCGGCTGGAAGCGGACTGGACACGGCAGCAGGGCTTGGCCACGTTACGCCGTTTTGCGCTGCGGCTGAACGATCCTCAAGAGGACGTGCAGGCGGGGAAAATACTGGCTGAGTGCAGTCAGAGCTTAATGCAGGTGGCGCAGGGCCTACCGCGCGATGTCCTGGAGCCCGCTGATCTGCTGCACGCGGCCATGCAGACTTTAGATCAGCGTATCTTTGATCATTCGATGGCCGTGTCGCTGCCCGTCAAGCTGCGTCCGGGCGAATTATGTGTGGTTGGAGGCTTGGCCGGCGGCGGGAAAACGGCATTGGCCTCGCAGTTGGCGTTTGAGATTGCCCAAAAAGGCCAACGCGTTTTTTTTGTGGAGACGGAGATGAACGTGGGGAATATGCTGCTGCGGGAAGCTTATCGGCAAAATCGTTTGCCGAATGGCACTTTTGACGCGTACCGCGCAGCGCTGGGCGGCTCAGAGACTTTGGCGCAAAAACGCGCCGCCATGCAGCACGATGGGCGTTATCAGGCGCTGGCCCGAACCTTAGAACGCCTGAGCCAACTCCCCATCGTCTATCGCTGCAACAAAATTGGCGAAACGGCGGATCAGATTCGCACGGCAGCCCGGCGCGCTGAGCAGGATGGGGGGCCACTGTCGCTGATCGTGATCGATCACATCAAGCACATGGGTACTCGCGAAAAAGCCGAGGAAGCAAACCGCGTCAAGCAAGCCTATCAGGAAGTTCTGAAGTTGAAAGAGGCTTTCCCCAGCGCCTGTATTATCGTGCTGCAACATTTGAATACGAATATCTTTCGTCGCGTGGGCGCGGCGCTCGCCCCTGGACAAGGGGATCTGGAGTACGGGGGGGCGGGGGCGTTTGATGTGGGCTATATCATTATGCGCCCCATCCAGCACGCTGCCCAGCTGAATATCGACTTGTCGAGCCTCAAACAAAAGGCTGAGGAATATGAGGAATTGCGCCGTAAAGGCTTTCTGTTTACGGTGAAGGATCGCAACGGCCCCGGCGAAGGTGCCGTTCCATTGCGTTTTTTTGGCGAATATTATCATTGGGAAGTAAAGGACTGGAAACATGGCGATCATTAAAAAGGTTGGCGTTTTAGCGCCAAAAGCCGCCGCACGTAATCATATTTTGAGTGTGAATGTCACCCGGGAGCAGTTGGACGCGCTTAAGCGATTTGCTCACGCCCAGGGCTTTGCCAGTGTGGGCAGATGGCTCAAGGCATTCCTGGAGGAAGAAATACCCGATTTTCCGCCGTCAGCGACGTGGGGTGGGCGGCGGATCAAAAACACAAAAATAAAGGAAGTGGAACATGGATGATTTATGGGATGCTTACTTGCTGTACATCGATTCGGACCGGCTTTATTATTGGTCGGCGGTGAAAAATTGGGCGGCGGCTGACGGCCGCCGCTTTGGCCAACAGCTCGCCGCGTTGGGACTGCAACCCGATCAGGTTTTGTGGCGTTTCGATGACCACGGCCTGTACTTCGAACATGGCAATATCTACCCCCCAAACCCCTGAATATCCCTTGAAGTTGTCAACTCAGTTGACAACTTCAAGACCGCTTTGACACGGCGGCTTTTTTGATTTATACTGATGATAGCAACCTTGCGAGGCTTGCCAATTCAGCCTTTTTTTGAATTGGATTTAACGTTCCTGTTTTCCTGAATGATTTTAGAATGATTTTAGAAGAACTCACTGCTTTTGACGCAGCGCGCGCCGTTTGCGACGCCATACAGGGGACGCTGACGATTCGTCGCCCGATTGAGGACGACGCGGCGGCTTATTTTCGCTATCGGCAATGGCAGCGGACTAACTGGACCAGCAAACCTGAGAAGGGGCTGCTGCGGGCGGACTGTGCCTTGGAACGTTTCTGGCAAGGCGTGGAACAGATCCACAGCCTGCTGGAACCTGACGGCTCGTTTTACTGCGCGGTGTCGCGTAAATTTTTCAAAAAGCCGCGCACCATCCTGGCGGCGTTACATGCTCAGCATTTGATTCATTTATCCAAAAATCAGGTGATCGAGGCGATGCGGCGGAGGATAGCGCATGAGTGACCTGGAAATTAAACGTGCCAAACTCGGCAGTTTAAAGCCGCTGCAACGTAACCCAAACCGGATTCCAGGTCATGTTCGTCCAAGTGATTATCGTTTCGTTCATTTTTTTTCCTTATCAACTTTTTACTTGATTATAGCACATTATACTATCTATGCACAATTTTTATGTATATGAGTGATTTGAAGATGAGCGATAGTAACGAGAAGCGCACCAATCGCGGCAGAAAAGGCAAATATACGCCCGATGTGATCAAGCGGATTGTGGACGCGGTGCGCCTGGGCTGCCCCTATAAACTCGCGGCCCAGTATGGCGGGATTAGCCACGAGACTTTTTATGATTGGATTAAAAACAAGAGTGATTTTTCTGATCAGATAAAAAACGCGGAAGCTGAAGCCGTGATGACGCGGATCGCCAACATCCGTCTGGCGGCCAAAAATGGCGCATGGCAGGCCGACGCCTGGCTGTTGGAACGCCGTCATCCGGAGGAGTTTGGCCGACATATTCAGGAACTGCGCGGCGATACCGTCTTTAAGTTAGTCGTCGAGCAGATACCCAGCCGGGCTGATGATGGAAATCAAACGTAAGTTTTATGGCGCACAATATCAATTTGTGACGGCGGACGAACGCTTTTTGCTTTTGCATGGCGGGGTTGGCAGTGGCAAGAGCCAAGCCGGTGCAGGCCGGGCTTTGCTGGCAGCGTTGGGGCGGCTGGGCAGCCAAGACATCCTGGCGCCCAATGTGGGCGTCATCACTGCCCCGACTTACAACATGCTGCGGGACGCTACCCTGAGAACTTTTTTAGAGGTTGCGGGAGAGTTGGTGGAGCGCGTCAGCAAAAGCCCGCCGATCAACATCGTTCTAAAAAATGGGAGCGAAATCCTGTTGCGATCTGCGGATCAACCCGATAATCTACGCGGGCCTTCCATCAGTTGGTGGTGGGGGGATGAAGCGAGTTACTGCGCTCACGATACCTGGCGCGTGATGATTGGCCGCTTGCGCCAGTATGGTCGGGCGGGGAGCGCCTGGATCACCACTACGCCCAAAGGCAAAAATTGGCTGTGGCAAATTTTTGTACGCGACCATGCCCAGCATGCTGATTATCGATCCTTCCGCCTGGCCACGCTTGAAAATCCGTTTATTGAGATGGAGTTTTATCACAGCCTTGCCAACGCTTACGTGAGCGATTTTGCCCGCCAGGAATTAGAAGGCGAGTTTGTGAGCTTTGAAGGGCTGATCTATCCAGAGTTTGATCGTCACAAACACCTGGCGCACGTTGCGCCTTTTACGCCGACCTACACCGTAGCGGGGGTAGACTGGGGCTTCGCCAACCCCGGCTGCATTGTCGTCGTCGAAGTTGGGGGCGGGGATATGCCCGCGCATGTCGCCCATGAAGAGCACACGCGGCGGCGTCTGATTGAGGATTGGGTACGGGTAGCGGTGCAACTACGCGATGCCTATAAAATCCATACCTTTTTCTGCGACCCATCGGAACCCGACTATATTCGGCTGTTCCAGGCGGCGGGGTTGAAGGCGCAGCCCGCCAACCATACCGTCAATACAGGCATTCAGCTGGTACGGGCGCGGTTGGTGCGGCGTGTGGGATCGAACCCGGCGCTGACGTTCAATCCAAACTGCGTGCATATCCTGAGCGAATTTGAGCAATATTGTTGGATGGACAACAGCACCGGCCTGAAGGAGCAGCCCATAAAAGCCAACGATCACGGCCTGGATGCACTGCGTTATGCGGTGATCGGGATTGATCACCAGGATACGCATTTGGAAATTAGCCGTGAAAATCCGTTTTATAACTGAGGAAATTTAATGCCAGCAGCAGTTCATTATGCCGACACGTGGAGTCCTGATTATCGGGAACAGCGGCAGCGGGCGGAACAGGAATGGAGAGCACGCCGCGCCATAAGCGCCACTAACTGGAACTCCTACAACGGCCAGCACAAAAAGTTCTTAAAAACCACCAAAGATGGGCTGGACGACAATATGATCCTGAATTTGCTACGGCAGATTGTGGATCGGCGGGTGGCGTTTTTGTTTCCTGAACTGCCGATTTTGATATTGGATGAGGGCGATGCCAACAGTCCCGACGAAACCTGGCTAAATCATTTCTGGGGGGAAATGGGCGGGGCTACGCTGCTGGCGAATATGGCGCTTAACGGCGCGGTGGATGGGCAAGTTTATGTTCGCGTTGTTCCCGGCAATCCGCCTAAAATTTTGAATATCAGTTCCGCCAATGTGATCGTTTGGTGGGAAGCCGACAATTATCAGAATATTTTATGGTACGAGATGCAATGGGCTGATGGGAACGGAAAATACCGACAGGACATCGTCAAAGACAACCTGAATTGGCTGATCCGCGATTTTAAGATGGATGGCGGTGATTGGCGGCTGCTGCAAGAGGAGCAATGGCGGTTTACGTTTGCGCCGATCGTGACGTGGCAGCATCTACCCAATCCAATGGCGTTTTATGGTCGACACGAGTTTGAAAATGCGGCCTTGAATGACTCCTTTAACTTTGTGGCCAGCAACATTAATCGGATTCTGCGCTTTCACGCCCATCCGCGTACCATCGTCACTGGTGCGAGTGCCAAGAGTTTGGAAGAAACTGCCGCCAATCAACTGTGGTCGATTGCCAGCCCAGACGCCAAAGTGCATAATTTGGAGATGCAAGGCGATTTAGGATCGTCGATGAAGTTCCTTGAGTTCATTCGCGGCTTTATTTTCGATACGGCGGCGATTACAGTGATGCCCACTGACGTTAAGGCTTTTGGCGATGTCACTAATTTCGGTATCCGAGCAGCCTTTATGCCTATGCTGTCCGTCAACGAAATGCTGCGGCGTCAATATGGCAAAGCCATTGAAAGTATCAGCCAGGCCGTGCTAGCGCTGAGTGGCCGCGCCGTATGGCCGATTCGCTTAAGCTGGCCTGATCCGCTGCCGGTGGATGCTCACGCCGTCACCGAAATACTGAAACAGCAAATTGACGCTGGGCTAGTGAGCCAAGAAACTGCCATGCAAGAATTGCGCCGCAATCCCGTGATTGAGCGTCAACGGATGATTGCCGAAACGGAGATCGCGGCTGAGCGTTTGGAACGCACGCTCATCCAACGCTCGTCGGAAGATACCGATGAGTAGTGGATTGCCGCCGTTTGCTGAGGCACTGCGTGCGCAAGGCCAGCGCCATTTCCGCAGGAATTTGGCCGCCCAGGATTGGGCGACCACCCGACGATTATTGTACAGTTATCAATCCGTGCTGCGTCATTTGGATCAACGGCTAGCGGATGTGCAAAGCGCGGCGCAAACCACGAAAAGTACGCTGGCCTTAGCCGAAACTCGTCAAGTGCAAGCCTTACGAGCTGAGGTGAAGCGGGCCTTAGATGATTTCGCCAAAATCATTCAAGTCGAGGCGCGACAGATGGAGATTGACGGCGTGCGCCAGGCCAACGGCATTGCGGAGGTGCTGTTGCGGGGCGCGGGCATTCGCAGCCCATTGGCCATGCCTGGCGCGGACGAAATTCGGGCGCTGGCGGGCTATGTGGATCATGCTGTTTTTCAAAAACGGCTGGCTCAATACGGGACGAAACATGCTGATCATATTGGGAATATCATCTTAAATAACGCCAGTCTGGGTAAAGGGCCGCTGGCTACGGCCAATCATATCGTGCAATACTTCACCAACATGCAAGGCGGGGAAGCTATGCCGCTAGCGGATGCTTTGCGAATGACGCGCACCGTGCAAATTTACAGCGCTCGGCGCGGGACGCAAGCGATCTATCTGCGTAATGCTGATTTGCTAGATGGATGGATTTGGGGCAGCGCGTTGGATCAGCGCGTTTGTATCAGCTGCGTCGTGCAGCACGGCAGCGCCCACCCCCTGACCGAAATACTGAACGACCACTACAATGGCCGGTGTGCGATGCTGCCGCAACTGCGTCGTCAGCCGCTGCCGCTGGAATCGGGATTGAGCTGGTTTCAGGATCAATCGGCCGCCACCCAACAAAAAATTTTAGGCCAGGCCAGCTATGCCGCTTGGCGCGATGGGGCGCTCCGACTTGAGCAAATGAGTGTCAGCGATGATGATGATTTATATGGCCCAATGCGGCATGCTCCCAGCTTGCGACAAGTTTTGGGCCACGCCGCCGCCGCCTATTACACAAAATAACATGTGGAGAGTGCAAGATGTCATTGCAGGGAGTCTATTTTGAAAACGAAAAACCCAGCGGCGGGGGGGCGGCAGCTTCCTCATCCACGCTGGCTCCAACGCCGGCTGTGCCAGATAAAGCTGGGTACGATGAGGAGTATGTTAAGGATTTGCGCAAGGAGGCGGCAGCCAACCGTACCTTGGCACAAGATATGCAAAAACTAACGCAAGCCTTGCTCGAAAAGCTGGCTGGCACCGAAGGCGGGGAACTCCCTAAAAAAGAAGTGATGAAAACTGCCAAAGGCCAAGAATTAAGCGAACAGCTGGCCCAGCAATTTGCCATCATGGAAAAACGATTTGCGGATTTTGAGGCAGCGGCCAAGCAGCGCGAATTAGAAGCGCTGCGGACGAAAATCGCGCTGCGCTATGGGTTGGATGATCCGTTGGCGGCGCGGTTGGTGGGGGCGTCGGCGGAGGAGTTGGAAGCAGACGCAAAAAAATTGGCAGGGGCGCTTCAACAACGCGGACGATCCGCGCTAGGCAACCCGGCGGGTGAGCCGCCATTGACCATCGAAACGCTGAAAGAGATGACGCCTGAGCAGATTAATCGAAACTGGCAGGCGGTAAGTGAAACACTAAAACACAGAAAAGGATAAACGATGTCCATCACAAATTTTATTCCGACCATTTGGTCGGCGCGACTACTGGCAGCCTTAGATGAGTCACTGGTATACTCCCAGCCAGGCGTCGTTAATCGGGATTATGAGGGCGATATTGGGGCGGTTGGGGATCAGGTGCGCATTAACTCCATCGGTGATCCAACCATTTCCAATTATTCGCGCAACGCGGATATTAACTCGCCAGAGGAACTTAACTCGGCGCAGCAGGTTCTGGCAATCGACCAGGGCAAATATTTCAACTTTGCAGTAGATGATGTGGATCAGGTGCAGGCGCGGCCGCTGATAATGGATGAGGCCATGCGCCGGGCTGGCTTCAAATTGATGCAAACGGCCGATCAGTATGTCGCGGCACTCATGGTCGCTAACGTGCCGTCTGCTAATCAGCTTGGCAGTGAAGCGAGCCCCAAAACTGATCTAGGGACGGCTGGCAACGCCTACCAGTATTTGGTTGATTTAGGCGTGATGCTGGATGAAAACGTTACGCCGCAGGCCGGACGCTGGGCCATTGTTCCGCCCTGGTTTCATGGGCTGTTATTGAAAGATAGCCGCTTTGTTGCGGCGGGGACACCGACTACGGACGCGGTATTGCGCAATGGTATGATTGGGGAAGCGGCTGGATTTCGGGTCATGAAAAGCAACAACGTTCCCTACACCACCACCACTACCAAGTTTAAAATCATGGCAGGATATGGTGGCGCCACCAGTTTCGTGCAGCAAGTATTGAATGTGGAGGCCTACCGCCCACAGCTGCGTTTTAGTGATGCTGTAAAAGGGCTGCATGTGTACGGCGCGAAAGTGATTCGTCCGAGCAATATCGCTATGCTGGTAGCGAATCGTCCATAAAATAAGTAAGGAGCCTGTTAAGTATGGCACGTGTGAATATTCCAATTGCAACGCTGGCCGTGAATGGCGGAACGATCTCCACCGGCGGGACGCTTGATCCGACCAATGATGCGGTAATTGCCGCGAAAGGCCGTACCTCGAAATTGTTGATTCACGTCAACAACACGGGTGCCGCAGGTACGGTTTCGATTGCGGCCGGCGACAACCCGCCGGCGTTGCGGGCAGGGCTGGGCGCGACCACTATCGCAGTCGGCGGCACAGCCCAAGTTATGATTTTGATTGAGAGTGCCCGCCATGCTCAATCTGACGGCACGATTGAGCTTGATATCACGGGCTCAATGACTGGGAGCATTATGGCTTACGAATTCCCCAACGGGATTTGACAGCGATGATCATGCTGACGCGCCGTTATTGAGGAAGCGGCGCGTCTTTTTTTTGAGGCCAACCATGAAACTGCATTTTTTTAGCAATGCTCCGCACGCGCCAACGGGCTACGGGGTGATGATGCGCCAGGTACTGCCGCGATTAAAGGCGCGCGGCCATGAGATTACGTTAACTGCCTACTATGGCTTGCACGGTGCCCCGCTGACGCTGAACGGCATCACGATTTATCCTGGTAGCCAAGACGCCTTTGGCCAAGATGTGTTTGCTGCCGATGCCATATTTGTGGGCGCGGATGCTGTGATCAGCAATATGGACGTGTGGGTTATCGCGCCCGAACAAAGCGCGCAGGTACCTTGGTATCCCTGGCTGCCTATCGACCATGATCCAGTGCCGCCCGCCGTGCTAGAACACCTGCAACCGGCCAAGTTGCCTTTGTCTTATAGCCGTTGGGGGGTGGAAAAATTGCGCGAAGCGGGGCGAGAAGCGCTCTATGTGCCGGCGGGGGTGGATGTTGAAATTTTTAAGCCCCACGCCCAAAAAGACGCCCGCGAAAAATTGGGGTTGCCGGCTGAGGCCTTTATCGTGGGCATGAACGGGGCTAATAAGGGCAGTCCAGGGCGGAAATATTTTGATGGGCAAATTCGCGCTTTTGCGGAATTCGAAAAACGACATCCTGAGGCTTTTTTATATCTGCACACCGATCCCTACAATGCCATTGGGGAGGATATTCCGCGTCTGCTTGAGCTGGCCGGCGTCAAGAACTACGCCTTTACGGCAACCTATCAGTATGTACGTGGCCTGATAACGCCCGAGACACTGGCGATGTTGTATAGTGCGTTTGATGTGCTGTTGCACGCCAGCATGAGTGAGGGTTTTGGGATCGTGATTATCGAGGCCCAGGCTTGTGGTTGCCCTGCGATTGTGACAGATTTTTCGGCCATGCCTGAACTGCTTTATGCCGGCTGGAAAGTAGGATATGTCGATAAATTTTGGACCGCGCAAGAAAGTTATCAGGTCATCCCCGCTGTCGCTGAAATTCGGGAGGCACTGGAGAAGGCCTATGCTGAACGCGGCAACCAGGCCTTGCGCGAACAGGCGCGAGTGGCGATGGTGCAGCATTTTGAGGCCGACCAGATGATCGATACTCATTGGAAAGCAGCCCTAACACGCATTGCGGCGGAGATTGCCCATGAAAAACTATCGGAACTAAGCCATGCTGCCACTTAAGTATCCAGTCGGTAGGCCGCAATTGGGCATTGAGGAAGTGAGCGCCGTGAACGCGGTGGTTCGTTCGGGCCAACTGACGCAGGGCGAAAAAGTTGCCGCGTTCGAAACAGCCTTCGCGTCGTATATTGGCACACGTTATGCGGTGGCGGTGAGCAGCGGCACTGCGGCCTTACACCTGGCATTGGTGGCGGCGGGGATTGGGGCCGGCGATGAGGTGATTGTGCCGAATCTGACCTTTATCGCTACGGCAAACGCAGTAACCTACACCGGGGCAACGGTGATCCTTGCGGATGTAGACGACAGTTTGTGTCTGGATGCCAATGGCCTGGAAGGGTTGATCACGCCCCGGACGAAAGCCATTATCCCAGTGCATTTATATGGCAATTTGGCCGATATGCCCGCGCTTAATCAATTGGCCCAAACGCACCATTTACGGGTGCTGGAGGATGCAGCCGAGGCCCTCGGCGCCGACTTGGGCGGCGTGCGGGTTGGTGGTTGGGGCCAGGCGGGATGTTTTTCGTTTTACGGCAACAAAACGATCACCACCGGTGAAGGCGGGATGATCACTACCGATGACAGTTCGTTAGCGGCGCGGCTACGGCTGCTACGTGGCCAGGGAAAAACGCCAGGCCGGGATTATTGGCATGAAATACGCGGCTATAATTATCGCTTGACTGAAATTCAGGCCGCATTAGGGCTAGCGCAGCTGAGTAAATTGCACGATGTGCTGGAAGCGCGGGCGCGTGTCTTTCGATTATACGAGCACGTTTTGAGCGATTTTGAATTTCCCAAGCGGACGCCGGGGCGGCACGGCTGCTGGGCTTTTGTGATGTTGCTGCCGGCGGCTGTGGATCGGGATGGGGTGCGGCGGTATTTGCTGGAAAAAGGCATTGAAACGCGGCCCGTTTTCCCGCTGCTTTCCGAAATGATTTATCCCAGTACGCGGCCCTACCCGGTGGCCAAAGCTGCGGCGCGCCGGGGGATCGTGCTGCCGACCTATCCCGATTTGAAAGATCGCGAAGTGATTGAAATTGCGGAAACACTAAAAGAGGCGATTCATGCAAGTAGTCATGCTATCGTTATGGCGGAATGACGCCCAACGCGCCATTAAAAGCCGTCTACAGCACTTGTTGGCCAAGGGGGCGTCGGCCTATATTTGGGTGACGGGGGATAATGTAGATGATACCGAACACATTCTTAGCACTTCGGCCCACTGCCAAAAAGAAATTATTGTCCTGCGCAAGGATACACACATCCACAGTTCAGTTCCCGATGATCGTTTGCGCGGCCTCTCCCAAAGCGCCCAAGCCGGGCTGGATTATTTTGTGGATCACTATGCCCAGGCGGATTATCTGCTCATTCATGAATCGGATTTAATCAGCCCGCCGAACTTAATTGAGCGTATGATAGCATTATCACAGTCGAAAAACGGCGCAGCGGTAGCCGGCTGGGTGACGCTCCAGCTGGGCAGCGAAAAATTATTTTATGATACGTGGGCTTATCGCAAAGACGGGGTGAAATTCACCAATCATGCGCCTTTTCATGCCAGCTATGACGCCGAAACGCCGTTTGAAGTTGATAGTGTCGGCAGTTGTGTGTTGTTCCCCGCCCATCCCTTGCGGGATGGATGGCGTTTAACGCAAGGGGGCATCGTGGAAATCTGCCAAAAAATGCAAGCGGCGGGGGTGCATATTTGGGTTGATCCGACGCTGGAAATTATTCAGCCGGTGGCGTTATGGAGTGCGGCCAGCCATGCCAATTTTTGAGCCTGTATTGATCCTCAAGCCCGAAGTGGTGAAAATTGATCCCCGCGCTCGCGTGGACAGTTTTGTAAAAATCGAAGGTGGCGAAGGGGTGGACATAGGGGCTTATGTCCACATTAGTTCTTTCTGCCATGTGAATATTGGCGGCGGGAGGGTGATGCTGGCGGCGGGCGCGGCCTTAGCCAGCGGCGCTAAAATATTAGGCGGATCCAACCAGCCCGCTGGTATCAGTATGAGCGCCGCCGCCCCGGCCGAGCAACAAGTAATCAGCCGTGCCATCACCCGCTTAGGCGAAAATGCTTTTTTGGGAGTGAATGCCGTGATCATGCCAGGCGTGCAGGTCGGAGCGGGGGCGGTTATTGGCGCGGGCGCGGTGGTCACCCAAAACGTGCCACCGGGCGAAATCTGGGCGGGGGTGCCAGCCCGAAAAATTGGCATGCGGAGCATAAAACAATGACCGTTCGAGCCGGGATGACCCATCTTATCGATGAATTACGGCGGATGATCGACAGCATCGAAAGCGAATATAGCAGCGATTTATTGCAGGATTATCTGGACAGTTATCGCCAACAGCGCAAGCGAATCACACTTTATCCGCAAAGCGATTATATCGATGGTACGTGGCGCTATACCGAATATCCCTTTCCCGCTTTTGACGAATGGATTGAAAAAAGCGCCACTGATAGCGGCTGGGCTTTGCGCGATAATAGTGGCGCAAGCGCTCCCAGCCACACGATCAATCACGCAGCGCGACTCATCACGTTTGCCAGCGATACCGATGGCGATTTATTTTATCTGGATTATCGAGCCTACGATCTGAATCTAACGGCAGCCAAAATCTGGAAAGAAAAAGCCGCCGCCGTGTTGCAGGCGGATTGGGCTAGCGACAATCACGATATTAAGGCCAGCCAAGAATATCGTTTATGTATGAATATGGCAGCCTATTATGAAAGCCGCTCGGCGAGTGGCAGCGCGGTGATGGAGATATTCCGAGGCGATGTAGGCAGATGAGGATTAGCGCGACACAACTGGCTAAAATGCGCATCGCAGTGGCGACATTACTGCCTGATACGTGCGTGATTTATGCGCCCGCTGGAACGCTGAATCCAGCCGGCGGTTATGATCAAACTTTGGCCGCGTTAGGGACAGTCAACTGTCGTCTCGATCCTTTGCGGCAGCAAAACAACAACGTGGTAGCCCGCGATGAAAAACTATTAGCGAGTTATATGATCACCTTGCCTTATGACGCAGCGCTTATGTTCAATTATCAACTGGTCGTTAACGGCGATTATTATCAAATCGCCACCTTACACGACGATCATAGCTGGCGCGTTGCGCGGCGGGCTGAGATAGTGAGGACGGATTCATGAGCGAGATCAGCATTCAACTGGACACGACAAAATTAGATCACTTGCGGGCTGCTGGAGGTGCGGCCCTGGTACGGGAGGTTCTGGGCACCTTAGCGTTTATGCTACAGCGCGACGCCCAAACATCCATGCAAGGCCTAAAAAGTGGGCGGCGATATACGATCCCAGACACAAAAATACGTTACACCGCGAGTGCGCCCGGCCAAACGCCGGCGATAGTGACGGGGCACCTCAAAAATAGCATCCAAGCGGAGCCGGTGGGCACTGGCTTGAAAACTTGGGTCGTGCGCGTCGGAGCGGAATATAGTGCAGAATTGGAATTTGGGACGATGCGCGTTCGCCCTCGTCCGTTCCTCCGGCCCGCTTTCGAGCGAACGCGCCAGAAGGTAGACGCAGTCGTTAGGCGGGCATTTCAGGCGGCATTATGAGTGATTTGGATAATCTGTATATCGGAATAAGGCAGGCATTATTGTCAAGCGCGCCTTTAACAGCGTTGGTTGGCGAACGCATTTACAAAAAAGTGCAGCCCGAAACCGACCATAGTTTGCCGTATGTAGCGTTCTATCTTAGCTCAGGTGGCTATGAGAATATTGTAGCGGGCGACTTACTCAACGTGACCGTTACGGTAGAGGCTTGGGCGTTGACCGACAAGCTTGCTGGCGATGTGTTTGATGCGGCCAGGGCTGCCTTGCATAGTGGAACTTTTGCGGTCAGCGGCTGGTCTCATTTTTGGTGTCGGGCCGAAAACATTTACGATTTTCCGCCGGAGCTGTTCGGCGGAACGTGGTATTTTCGAACAGGTGCGGATTTTCGAATCCGTGTAGAAAAAGGATAAAAGATCATGGCGAAAATGGCAGGCAACAACCTGTATTTGTCTTTTCAAGGCACGCAAGTGGCCGGTACTGGGCTGGAACTGTACCAGGAATTTAACTTGGACTACACTATCGATATGGTGGACAGCACCGCGGGGGCGGCAGCCGCCAAAACCTACATCAAAACCGTGAAAGATGGGAAAGCCACCCTGAAACTGGTATGGCAGGGCGCTGATGGCACCGCCACCACCAGCAAATTTCGCAATGGGCAAGAAGGAACTTTGTTATGGGGGCCGGAAGGTACCGCCAGCAACAAGCCCAAAGGCGGCGTATATGCTTTTGTGACTGGCACGAAGCGGACTATCCCCTACGCGGATCTCGTGACCATGGAAATTAATTTGCAATTCAGCGGCCCGCTGCTCTTTGATGAGGAGATCGACAAGTGGTGAAATTGGTGGAATCGGCTTGGCACTTTGATTTGACAGCGATCACAGTGAGCGATTATCGGCGGCTGACCAGCATGAATCTGGCCGACCAACAAGCCTATGCCGAAGGGGTAAAAGTGTTGTGTCGGATCGTAACGGCCACGCCGCTGCTAGGCGATTTCAGCCAGGCGGACTTTTACGACAATTTAGACGTTTATCGCGATTGGATTCCCATGCAACGGGCGCTTTTTCAAGCCATGACTGAAGCAGTAAAAAACTTGGCCGGCTGATCTATTTAGCCAACTGGACTGGTATGGATCAGCCCATTCACGATCCAGAATTATATTGGCGGTACGTGCAGCAGCGCTTGGGCCGCGAGTTTGGCGTGCCGCCACACACCATTGATGACTGGCCTGCTTTGCAGATGCTGGACGCTTTAGAGTATAGCAACGCGGAAAAAAAAGCACTGGAAGATAAACGCAAATAGGATGAATGATGGCAACTGTAGCTGAGCTAATGGCCGTGATTAGCGCGGATACCCACGATTTTGACGCTGGGTTGGATCGTATGTCTGAGGGCTTACGATCCGTAAACGATCAATTATATGATTTTGGCAGTGCCGCCATGCAGTTATCCGCGCCGCTAGTTGGCGCATTCAGCCTGGCCTACAATCAATTTCTGAATTTTGACACGGCCATGACCAATGTGCAGGCCGTGACGGGCCGCACCAATGAAGAAATGGCGGCGCTCCAAGAGACGCTGTTGGGCTTGGAAAGTGTGTATGGCCCGACGACATTGGCGACCACGTTTTATGACGTGGTCGGCGGCGTGACCGATGTGAATGCCCAAATGCCCGTGTTCGAGGCCGCACTACTGACGGCGGAAGCGACAGCCTCAGATTTACAGGCGACGACACAGGCATTGATCGCTTCTATCAATAGCTACGGCATGGAAACTCTAGACGCCAGCGCCGCCGCCGATATTATGGTGTTGGCGGTTAATCGCGGCGTTGGCACCATGGCCGAACTGGCGGCGGCGCTCCCCGAAGTAGCGGGCCTAGCCGCCAGTTTGGATATTGAGTTTGGTGAGTTGGCCGGGGCGTTGGCGTTTATGACCACCAAAGGATTCAGTTTTAGCCAAAGCGGAACACAAGTTCGCGCCGTAATGACGGCCTTGCTCAATCCCAATGAACGGTTGGCGGAAGCCTTCGAAAATTTAGGCATTGCTTCTGGTCAGGTGCTCCTGGAGCAATACGGTTTGATTGGCGCGATGGAGTTGTTGGGCCAGAACATCCCGCAAGCGGAAATGGCCGCCATGCTGGGCAGTACCGAGGCGCTCAGCGCTTATCTAGCGCTCAGTACCGAGCAAAGCCAGACTTTTGTGGCCAACTTTGCTGGCAACATGACCGCTGCCCAAAACGCTATGGCGGCCTTTCTTGAGGAAACTGAGGGGATGGCCGCTGCTCAAGCATACATTGATAGTTTAGGCCTGTCACTGGAAAATGTCGCGGAACAAAGTGCCGCGATCCAAAGAGATAGTCCAGGCGCGCAATGGGCATTGGCCAAAGCCGAGATTGAGAAATTAGCAATTACTATTGGCGATATTTTAGCGCCATCCATCAGCCAAGCTATGGAAGATGTGCGGCCAATGGTGGCCGTTTTTCGTGAATTTGCTGAGAATAATCCCCAGTTAGTGAGCACATTGGCGTTGGTATCTTTTGGACTGTTTGGCGTTGGCCTGGCCGCCAGTGGCGCAAGCCTGGCCATTGGCGGCTTGGGCGCTACGGCGGCGTTGGCCTTGTCGCCGTTGGGCTTGTTGGCGTTGGCGGTGGTTGGATTGGGGCTAGCGTATCAAGCCGATCTGCACGGCTTCAAAACGAATATAGATGAACTACGTGAGGCGCTGCAAGATGGGGATGTAGCGCGGGCGGTACGGGAACTCGGCGAAGCATTTGGGTCTTTGACCGGGGCGGGGGCGGAAGCACTGGGCGAAGTATTGGGCATTGATGTGATTGCCGGACTGCAAGCCTGGGAAGAGGCCTGGGATAACTTTGTTTTAATTATTGATCTGGTGAATGCCAAAATCGATCTGGCACTGGTGAATTTGGCGCTGACGATTGCGGCAGGCCTTAATGAAGTGCTGGCCCCAATCCAAGAACTAGGCCAAAGCGATTTTGCTAACGATCTGGGCCTTTCGTTCGATCTGGGACTGATTGATACCGCGTCTTTAGAGCAGCAAAAAGCCGAACTGCTTGCCACCCTAGGGCAAACAGCCGCGTTAGAAATGGAAGTTGAAGTCACCCTAAATCCTGATTTAACCCAGTTGGATACTGGCGAGTTGGCGTTGCTGATGAATGAAATGGGTGGTCTGGCGATTGACGTCAGCATTAATCGTGAGACATATGGCGAAGCGCTGATTCAGTTGGAGCATTTGGAAGCCAGCACAGCAGCGCCGTTAGTGTTTGTGATCGGCGATGAAACTTATGTTGGTTTTCGGGCGGCGCGTGATGCTTTGGATCAAGCGATCCTCAACAGCGATGGCAAAGCTATCAATATCCAAATTTCAACCAACGCCAGTGCGGTGGAAGATGAAATTGAGCGTTTAATCCAACAGCGAACGATGCGAATCCAGATTGAGGCAGGTTTGAGTGGCGCGTTAGGCTTTGGTGGTGGCCGTGCGGCAGGCGGGCCAGTAAAGGCCGATCAATGGTATGTGGTTGGGGAGCATGGGCCGGAGATTTTTGCGCCGGGGACAAGCGGAACTGTGATCCCCGCGCCCGCCGCCGCCCCTGGGTTGGCGGGCAGCGGCCTATCTTTTAACATCCAAACGTTGATTGTCAGCGGCGTACAAAATGTAGGCGAACTTTATGATGCTTTGGTGGGTGAAGCCCGCGCTCGCGGATCAGGTGGCTTTGTGATGGCTGGAACGCTGTAAATGGCTTGGCAAATACTGGTCGATTGGGAAAATAACAACAACTTTAGTGGAACTTATGACAATATTACGGCGGATGTGATTTCGATCCGGTGGCGGCTGGGAATGCGTCAGGCTTTCCAAAGCGTGTGCGATGAAAGTGCTTTGACGCTGGAAGTCGCCAACAGCACCGGCAAGTATTTGCCAGAAAATAGCAGCAGCCCAATTTATCCTTATTTAAAGCCACATCGCCGCATCAAAGTTTTATGGGATACCGCTACGCTTTACGTGGGCTGGATTGATAAAATTACGATAGACGCACGGCCAGCGGGGGAAAATACGGGCCGGCTGCCGGCGCAGATCAGCGCAGTGGGCGCCAAACAAGCGCTTCAGGATTTGACGCTGAGCCTCCAACTGTATGAGAATATCAACGGGGATGTGATTGTTGCGGATGTGCTGCGGCGGGGACAAGTGCCGCCTTCGGTGGCGGACGTTTGGCGCATTGGTGAGGTTGGAGCCAGCCAAATCGGGATCAATACCCGCGTGGGGAGCTTGACGGATTTTGCCACAATCGAAACCGGCCAAACCACCTTCCGCTATTATGGTGACGTGCAGCGTAAAGGCTGGGAGATCATTAAAGAAGTGACCGAAGCCGAACGCGGGCGATTTTTCTTTGATCGAGAAGGCAAAGCGATTTGGTGGAATCGCCACCATTTATTGAAGGATATAACAAATGATAACATCTTAACTTTGGCGGATCCGATCCAAATAGAGTATAATGTAGGGCTGATCACCAACGTTATTAAAATCGAAAGTAATCCGCGCCAGGTGGCCGGCAGCCAAGTGTTGTGGAGCTTGGATAGCCCCATAACCATTCCAGCGGGGAATACCATCGAGATTGAAGTACAATTACGCCGTTCTGATGGGACTTTTACGGGCTCGGGAGCCTTGTCGACGAGCGGAACGGCCTTCAGCAGCGGGAGCGCCACGATTACAGTCAGCAGCCGGGGCGGGGTGGCGCGCTTAACGTTGGCCAACGCCGGCGGAGAGGACGCAACCCTCACCGCGCTGAATATCAACGGAGCGCCCATCTCCAACCAAAATAAGTTGGTGGTGATCGCGCAGGATGCCGCTTCCATCGCGGAGTTTGGATCGAATGAGCTGCGCTTGTCGCTGCTGGCGATTGACAACTATGCCCAGGCTGCGCAGATTGCCCAGTTTGAGTTAGCCCGGCGCAAAAATGTCCGATGGGAAATCAGCCAAATCAAGTACACGGCGGCGGCGGATGGGATTGGAAACGCCCAGCCGTTGGCCTATACGATTGGAACCCGGCTGCGGCTGAATCTGGCTGCGCTCGGCCACGATCAGGATTATTTTGTGATAGGCGAAGAGCATTTTATCGAACGTGGCTTGATGCTACATCAGGCGACACTCCACTTGGAGCCAAGCAACGCCACCAAGTTTTGGATGATCGGGACAGCGGGTTATGGTGAGATTGGCAATACAACGAAAGTAGGGTATTAATGGCGTACGTCACAATGCCAACAGTGGCAACGGGCGATTTGATTGCTGCGGCGGATTGGAATCAGGTCGGGGATAACTTCGATCATCTGGCAGCATTGAAGGCGGGCGGAACGGCGCTGAGCAGCAAAAGTAGCGCGGCTGAATTGCTGGCCACGCCCAAAGCAGATTATACGTTGAATGAGAGCAGCAACTATACCACGACCAGCACGAGCTTTGCCGATATAGACGCGGTGAAGTTGGCGTTGAGCATCACCAGCAACGGCGGGGATGTTTTGGTACAGTTTCACGGAACGTTTACCATCAATGCCGCCTCCACATTTTGGCTGGAACTGATGGTAGATGGCGTGGCCCACGCGGGGGATGATGGGATCGGCGGCTTCTCCGTACCAGCCACCGGCGCGGGGGTCACCGCCAGCTTTACCCGTTTGATCAAAGGATTAAGCGCGGGATCGCATACCTTCAAACTACGCTGGAAAACGCTGAGCAATACGCTGACTTTGTATGCGGGCGCGGGAACGGCGAGTTGGGATGTGCATCCCCAATTTTGGGTGAAGGAGATTTTTAATTCATGAGCGCCATTGACCATGAGATCACAGTTAATAAAAGTGTGTTGCAAATCGCGCCGCTGAACGCCGCTTTGCGTGCCGCTTTGGGCAGTGCGATTAGCGGCGTTACGGTAGGCGGCGGCGCGGTGCGCGTGCATTTCCTGATCCCACCCGGCGCGGGCGATGCTCTGGCTGAGAATCTGATAAGCGAGCATAACGTTTTGGCTGTGGCCAGCAGCAAAACCCAGATCACGGCGGATGGCGTTGATGAGGCGTTGATCAGCTGTGCGCAGCTGGGGAATAATTTTGACTATCTGATCTGGCAAGAGAACAAAAGTATAGCGGTGGGCAGCGTGGCCGATGGCTTACTAGAACTATCCGCCGTAGAAAGCGGCGTGTATCTGGTGGAGATCAAAGCGCCGACCGGCCATCAAACGGGGTATGTGACAGTGGAGGCAAATAGTGTCTAAAGTGGTAATAGGCGATCAGGATAATAAAGCCAATATGGCGGATATTCAGGCCGCGATTGAGACTTTGAAGCCAGTGAATTTTGATCCACTGACCAACGCGCAGAAAATCGAAGAACTCCGCAAAGGTCTGCGGGCGGCGCTAAAGAAAATTAAGCGCGAACTAAAATGATCGGGCGTTCAATTATGCCCAATTGCTGGCGCTAAGGGCATTGGGATTGACGCGCTTTTAGCTGCCCCAAAAAAACAAACTATGAATTATCTGATTGAGGCCTTAGCTGCTGCTGGCATCGCATTGGTGGTCGCGTGTATCGCGGCGATTGCGGCTTGGATTCGTAATCAGGCCAAAATCAACAGCTTGAACGTGCAGGAACGTGCCAACTTCGAGGCTTTACGCAATGCTCAGTTGGAGCGCCTGAAACAGGCCGCGGAGCGGCTGCCCCAGCTGGAGGCTGATGTGGCCGGTTTGCGCGCACAATTGGCTACGCTTACATCCGAAAATAAACACAAGGCCGATTTGATTGTCAGTGAAGAAAAAGAAATTGACAAACTCAATGCGGCGATTGCGTTGCTGCGGGCCGAATTGACCCAGGTGGTTGAGGAGCGGGATCGCCTTTCGAGTCAGCTTAAGGATGCCACCCACCGCCTGGAGAAAGCCGCCAGGGAGTTGGAATTAGCCAATGCCAAGATGGAAGGCATACAATTTATTTTGAATGCCATTCCGAATTTGATCAGCTTTTTAGAAAAACAAAAGGAAACAGAACATGTCCCACAAACGCTTAACTGAAGTTGCCGAAATTGTGATCATGGCGGCGGTGCTGATCGGGGTGGCCTACTGGCCGGCCCTAGACGCCTACAAAAGTGATCTGATTGCCCTGCTGACCGTGTTGTTTGTGGCCGCCCTAAGCGGCAAAAAGCTCGAAGATATTGTCGTGGCATTGTTGCCCGTGCTGGAGGCTCTGGCGAAACGCACGCCAACCCCACTGGATGATTTGATTGTCGAAACTGCGAAGGAGATTTTAGAATGAATCCTCTGTTTGGTGAGCTAAAAGAAAAGATCGCACGTTTTCGTCTGCTGCATAGTTTTTTCCATTTGCGCCTGCATTTAAACGATCCCGCTACCAACGAGCCCAAAGCCGAAACTGCCTATGGCCTCTATCCGCCCGAAGTGGTGGCTCAAGTGGGCTACATCGAGGATATTGGGTTGTTGTGGAAAGAGATCGATAGCCTCTGCCAGCAAATCATCAGCCAGTTTGAAGGTTTGCCCAGCCGCCCCCCTGGTGGGGCCGGCTGGCGCAGTGGCCTCACCGCCGAACATCTGGTTGATCAGGAACTTTTGATCCGCTACCTTTGCAGTTTGCTTGACGATCTGGCATAAAAACCATCCGCTAAGTTGTCAACTAAGTTAACAACTAAAACAAAGCAGGCTGCGTGATCCAGTTGGCTGCGCCTTTACGATTCCACCACAACACTTCAAGCGTTGGATCCTTGTGGAGATTGAGCGCTTTTTTTTCCAAACGTAGCCAGTCTGGATAAAGATCAGCATACAGCGTGCCATCATAGCCACTCAAAAAAACTGCGCCCTGGCAGGCATGGAGGGCTTCAGCTAAATGGCGATGATCCACTGTAAAGTTATAGTATAAGGTCGAATCGCGCATCGTTTCGATCACATAGGGCGGATCGACATACAGCAGCGCGCGGGAATTATCCGCAAACAGGCTGATAAAATCCAGGGCGTCGCGCTGGTGGATTTCGGCAGCGCGTAAACGTTCCGCCGCTGCAAATAAATGCCCGATGCCGTTATTTTGAGCGGCGGAAGTGATCGTTTGGCCGCGGCCCAAGCCTTTCAGCCAACCTCCTTTTTGTTTGAGATTACTGCCATAACTCTGTCGCAATTTTATGAAAGTACGCCGCGCCTGCTCCAGCGGATCATCGGTTGCCTGCCAGCTCGTGGCATACTCGAATTGGCTGTAAGGGGTGGCCCAGATTTTATAGATCAATTCGTTAGGCCGATCCCGCAACATCTTAAAAAAATTCACAATCTCGCCGTCTAGATCATTCAGCGCTTCCAGTTTAACGGGTTGTTTTACAAAAAAAACGCTGGCCATGCCGGCAAACGGCTCGGCGTAAATTTCATGTTGGCCGAACTTTTTAGCAATCCAGCTCGCCAATTTTGCTTTGCCCCCATAATAGCTGGTGATTGGCCGATCCAGTTTCACCACGCGGGGGCGGATCAGCGTGGCGAGCTCGTCATAATTGAGTTCGTTCATGCGGCTCCAACAGTTGAATGATATTGTCGATCATCGTTGCGGGATCATTTTGCAGCATCGGCCCCGTGACCCGGTAAATCCGCCATTTCAGCATCAGGGCTACATTGTATTTTTCAATATCTTCTATGTAGCCCTGAGGCCGTATATGTCGCCCCTGGCTATAGATGCCGCCTTCAACTTCGACTGCTAATTTTTGGTCGATCCACGCAAAATCAAAACGCCAGCGGCGGGGGGCGGCAAACCGATATTGCAAAACGGGCTCAGGATAAAACGGGGCCAGCGTTCGCCAAAAATACAGAAAAGAAAGCTCAAGCGGGCTGTCCTTTTTCATTTAAAAACTCCTTTCAGCCGTTTGGCCAACGCCCAGCGTTTACGGGTCACATACGGTATGGAAGGCCGTTTCCGACCCAGAGCCTTTTGGCGCTGCCTGTAGGCTTGCTGCACAGCGCGGTTCCGTTCGGGATTGTTAGCGCGCCAGCGCGCCCCTCGTTCGCGGCTTTTGGCCCGGCTTTCAGCCCAATTCGCGTAGTACTGCTCCATCTGGCGAGCATTATGACAGGCACGGCATACGCGGCTGTTGCAACGAAAAGCCTCCGCGCGTTTTTCCTCACCGCACCGCCGGCACATTTTCATTTGCGTCGCGTTAATGAATTTCATGTTGGATTTTAAGTCTCCTCCCAAAAATTCCGCAGGGCGTCTAAGCCCGCATCCAGCGCTAAAATACTCCCCTCCTCAGCCTTGCCAATTTCAGCCGCTCCCAATTGGCCGGTAGCGGCGCGATAGAGTAGTTCGCGTACCAGGGCCGAGGCCTTTTCGCTGCCATGCTGGGCTATATACTGCTGTAAAAAAAACGCTGCCACTGCACTTTTTTTATCGCGCTGGGGAAATCGCATATTGAAACGCGTACGCACTGGGGGAAAGTGCCGCACCGTTTCTAACTGCGATTCCCCCAAGGGAACCAGTACGAGTGGTGGCCGCGCGGTTGTCTGCGTCATTAATGTTTTGCGGCCAGCGCCTGCTTGGCCAACATTGAGCGGTACATGCCGCGTACATGTCCCATGTGCGGCGCGTTTTTCGCGGCCAAACGAACGCTGTCGTGGGGCAAATCTAGCCAGGGCGCCACTAACACGGAGCCGCCGCCGCCCAAAATGATCATGCTGGCCTGATCCGCCAAATCCGCTCGCTCATACCACAGCGAACGAATTTGCGGGACGAACCACCGACTCACCACTTCGTTGATGATATGATTCAAATTATGAGTAGTCCCGCGAAAGATCACCTGGCCGCTGCCGAAGGCCGCCGCCGTTTCAGCGGGAGTCATCAACAGCGGAATACCACTGCCGACCACGGCATTCGCAAAGGCATTCAGCAAATTCCCAATGCCATAATTCGTGCTGCTGCTGCTATTTTTGACGTAGGAGCCACGATCAAAAAATGTGATGTCGGTGGTGCCATGCCCAATGTCCAGGAGGCCCACCAAACCGCCCAGCATCATTTGATTGTTGGAAAGCAGCCCCCGCCCATCAGCCGCAATCGCCAACAATGCCCACAGGCCAAAACTTTCTGCGCTGACGCTGCATTTGCGAATCTTGAGAGTTTTTTCGATCAAACGCCAGCTTCCCTTGATATTTTCATAATGTCCCACACGGGCGGACTTCCCCTCAAACAGCAATTTCAAATGAGTTCCATAGGTGGTCCCGTCCGTGGCATAGGGCGCGTCCTTGATGGCCGCTGGCTGGCTCAAATATAAATTAAGATCGGTACCATCCAGTTTATCCATATTGAGGGCCAGATTGCCCCACACTAAATTTTGATAGTAGCCGCCGCCGGCATGCGTATAACGGGCAATGCCCGTCATGCGATTCAGCGCTCCGCGAAAATGCGGCGTGGTGGCCAGATCGCCCATGACATAGCGGCTGCCGTTCAGGATCACACACGAGCGGTAGAAGGCCTCCACGTCAGAAGCCGACAATTCCGTTGCATCAAAACGATCCGCCACCTCGGCATATGCGCTCGGGGCCGACCATTCCTGCTTGGCTGCCGCCCCCCACATCCCCTTAAGATAGCCATTCCCTAAATCAATGTGGACTTCGTTCATTGCCCCGCCTGTTTGGCCGCGAAAAGGCAATAACTGTCTCCTTGGAAGAACTGCCGAATAAAGAGCGTATATTCATTAGCATGCCGCGCACCATAATTCCGCATCGCCATTAAGCAAAGATGGCGCTCGTGCGGATTGTCAAAGGCCACGATCATCCCCTTGCCGCCGATTTCCAGCGCGTGAAAGGCAGCCAGCACTTTTTTCCAGGAGCGAATCCCAAACGCCCCTGGCTGAAATTCCACATCCGTCTTAATCTCATGCGTCATTTTTTTTCACCTTTTTGTGCGTACATATCGGCCAAAATCAGGCCCAAAAAAGGCTTTTTGGGGCCAAAAACGCCGACTTTGTACGTATGTTCTTCTAAATATAGCATAATGATAAAAAAGATTCATGTCAAGTCATCTTTTCGATGTCGTTTGAAATATTTACAATCTTTTGGAATTATACACTTGACATTATTCCCGCATAGGAGTATAATGGAATTATAAGATGGGAGTTTAAATAGATAACGAGGAGATCTTAAATGAAACCCGTAGTCTGGCTATCCCAACCTACCCCCGAACAGCAGAACTATTTCTCCCAGCGCGGCTGGGAGGTCATTGTCGTTGACACCTCGGCGGAACCCTTTGCCAGCGGCGCGGCCGCGTGGCAGCGGGTGCGGAAGGCCGCTGACGGCCGCACGCCCGACGCAGTGATGGGCATCATCCCCCTGCAAATACTGGGGGAGTACCTCAAAGCCGCGGGCAGCTGCCCGCTGCTGCAAGCCGACATGGAGGCGGTTCGGGGGGCAACCCCCCCAAGAAGCGTGTGGAAGGGTACCTTCACCCAGACGGTGAAGGTTGAGATATTGAAGCGCGCCTGGGGTATTGAGGCGGAAGCTCCGCTGACGGCGGAGCAGGAACAATACCTCCGGCATGTGCCAATCCACCTGCCCCAGGGCGGGCGGGTTGAAGTCCGGCGGGTGTGGGCCCTCCCCGCGGATGCGGTGGAGGATTTGGCCAATTTCTCGTCGGCGAATGGCCGACGGAAAATCGTATTGCGCGGTCACCCGCGCCACAAAGTTGATCGTTATGCTTGGCGCGGGCGCGCCAAGCAGGTAGGGACGGCAGATGGGGTCAATCTGTGCAAGATTGACCACAGCCAAACGGAATGGCTGGTGGTCGCGGCAGAGGACCCCGTATTAATACGGGGTGGGGAAGTAGTCGCGACCACCAGCGGCTACGCCTTCCTGAACGTTCGGGAAGGCGACATGTGGCGCGAGTACGGCTACAAGCGCCGTACCTCGAACACCAACTTGATCAGGAATGGCAAGATTGTCTCTCCTGATATTGACCAAGTGATTGCAGTAGAGGAATCACAAGAAAATGATCGTCATTGATCTGAGCATCCAGTCGCCCCAGGCTGTGCAAGTTTGGGGCTACTGGTGGGCCTTGTGTCACGGTGCTGGCGATTATCGCCAGTACTACGTGGCCGCGGCGGGTGATCCCGCCCGCCTGGTGGACTTCGAGGTGGGTATCATGGATGCCCACCGCCTAGACCTGATCCAGGTCATCACGGTGTCCCAGGCCGCCGTTCTTTTTGGCTGTTCCGCGCGCTATGTGCGCGAGGAAATCGTGCGGGGCAATCTGCGGGCGACCCGCGTCGGCAGCCAGTACCAGATTGCCCGTTTGGACTTTGAGGCGTGGTTGGCCACGCCCCGCCGGGGGAGCCGTTTGAAAGCCAAGGAAAATGAAAAATGATAGATACGTGGAAAAGTGTGATTGCGATGTTGGCGGCCCCGCGCCCCGCGCCCATCGTGGTGATTTGCCCCGCATGCGGGGGCGCCTGCGAACAGTATGAACTGGATATTTTGGGCCGGTGCGACGCTTGCTTTAGCAGCCCACCGGCCCCACCGCCGTCTGACTTCTGCCCCGCATGCGGGGGCGAAGGCTATATGGAGACACGCCAGACCTGGGATGGGGACTGGTACGTCACGCCCTGTCCGGCCTGTCACGCTTACCTTGACGACTATGATCGGGATTGGGCTTACGATCATGGCCGCCGCCATTTGGGAATTTAGAGTTTAGGAGAAAAACAATGAATCCCGAAGCTTATAAAGCTGTTTTTGGGAGTGCGCCAAAAGCAGCAGTAGATTACGCATTATTGTTGGCGTCAAAGCTGGGCCTGGACGCCGAGTTGGGCCACATTATTCTCATGAAGCGCAGCGTGCGCGACGGCCAGCAGTATACTGAGAAGTGGAGTCCCTATGTGACTCACAAAGGCCTGCTGCATATTGCCCATGCCAGTGGGCAGTTTGATGGCATGGACACTGAAATTGGCCAGGACGAAAACGGCCAATACTGCATTGCGCGCGTTTGGCGCAAAGACATGGGCCGCCCGATTGTGGGCCGCGTTTACCGCGTTGAATATGATACCAAAAAATCAACGTGGCTCAGCCACCCGCTCTCGATGCTGGCCAAAACTGCTGAAGCATTTTGTCTCAGGCGCGCTTTTGATGTTCCGCTGACCGCCGCGGAAGAAATGGGCCAGGAGCAGCTCAATGACGGGCCGGCTCCTGACGGTTCGTCTGACCCTCAACCTGAACATCAGTTTAACGAGGCAGATTATCCACGGCCCAGCGCAACCCTCGACATGCTAACTAAGTATTGGCATGCCAAAAGTTTGGCTTTGGCCATGCACAATCCTTGCAACCCCAACCAGGCTGCTGCACTGCGTGCAGATTTGATTGCCGCCCTAGGGCAAGATATCGCTCAATATTTGGTGCAGCAGCTTTTACAGGCGAAGGCCGTTAAAAACTTAAGTTTGGGCCAGGCCTTCGTGTTGGCCAGTTGGCTGAAAAGCCCAGCCGCACCGGCGGAGCTGGAATTAATCAAGCAGGCCTACCACGAGGCCCCAATCCAGTCCTCCGCAAGCCCACAGCCCCCCGATTTGCCGTCCCAAGCGACCGAGGCGGAAGATTAGGCGTATTCTTTAGTAAATCGCCCTGGGCATGGCTTAAAACGGCCCAGAAAGGCCTTTTTAAAATGCGCGACAATCTGGCAGATTTGGCTTTGGTCTATCGCCAGCGCTGGCAGCAAAGGGAACAGGCGATGGACGCCTGGCGTGCGCAGCGGGAACATCTCCAAGCCAGGATTGCCCAACTCGGGCAACAAATCCTGGATTTGGAGCATGAGTTGGCACAGCAGCAAGCGGAATATATCCCGCTGAAGCTGGAAGTTGAGCTGGCGGAATTGGAGACAGCGATCTTGGCCGCCCTGGATGAAGGGCAGCAGCACGCTGCGATACATCTGCAACGCAGCCAACAGCTAATCACGCCAGCCGATACGGATCGGATCGTTGCGGCCCATCCGGAATGGGCTAAAATGGAAATCAGTAAGCAAAGAATTCGGGAAGATTTACGTGCCGAGCGCACTACCATCGAGGCATTAACGGCACTGGGAATAGAAGTCGTGCAAAACGTGAAAGTCCGATTTAAGGCGGGATTTTTGAGCCATGAATCATAAATTTTTCTGGGATCTACCATTCAGTTGTTATCGCTGCCGGCGCTGCCAACGGCGTTTTTTGCCACATGAGGCCGATCAGTATCAAAAAGGCTTCAAAAAAGGCGACTGTTTAGGCCTGCCAACTTTTTTTGATTTACGGCTGGCGCGCGGCGCTGGCTTTTACAGCCGGGCGTGGCTGGAAAAACGCGGCCAGGCTGTCGGCACTGAGGTGGCGGCTTATTATAAAATGGGCGGCCACCTCCAACCCTTGTATCGGAGTCAACGATGATGCCTGAGAATACGACTGTACGCCTGCAAAAGGAAAAAGAAATTGAAGGGCATCTAAAAAACGTGACGGCGGAGTTTGAGCGGATTGGCAAACTCCTGGCCGACATTCGCGATCTGCGGCTGTATAAGCCCGACTATCATTCCTTTGCCGAATACATTAAATCACGTTGGAGTATCAGCCGCCAGCACGTTTACGATCTGATGCGCGCCGCCTTAATTTCAGACGAGCATCCTGAGATTGGGTTGGATTTTGCGGCGGCAAAGGAACTGGCCAAAACGGCGGCGGCAACCCGTGAAGCGGTGGTGGCAGTACTGCAAGTGCTGCCGCCGCCGCACCGCACCGGAGCAACTATTAGAACTATTAGGGATTTAATGCAAACGGCGAGCCAAAGCGGAACTTTCGATGGCGAGCACCGGATCGCGGCGTTGAGTGCGGCGGTGGCGGCAGAACTGGCCGAAAAACGCGAACGCATGTTGTTGCGTTTGGGATCGTCTGAATTGATCAGTGATTGGCGGGGCCGGTGGGCGGATCGTTTTGATGCATTGCCCGGCAGTCTTTTTGCTGAGGAGTCGCAGATTGAGATCAAAACCAGTCGGCGGGGCGAGGCGATCATCATGGTTTTTCGGGTTGTCGAATGAAAAAGTTTTCAACACATCTGACAACTTTTGTAAATATCTGAAAATACTTGACAACTACTGGCGTGATGATTTGATATAATAAAGATGGCAAGTAGAAAGACGAGCCCTTTCCGGGATGCTGCGCAGAAGAAATCTCCTATCTACTTTCTGCTTGCCAACGCAGCATCCCCCAAAGGGTTTTATTTTATTTCTAAGTTCGAGGATAGAAATGGAAAACAGTCGCGTTATTAGTCGTCAAGAAGGCTTCAGTATTTTGCCCCATCGTTTTTTTGAGTATGGGCTGAAAAACGATGCGTTTGTAGTTTACTGGGCGTTACAAAGTTTCGTTGGGCGAGATCAGAACGAGTGTTGGCCCAGCCATGCGCGTTTAAGACGCATGGCGGGCAACATTTCGAAGAACACCTTGCTCAAAGCTTTGCAGGCATTGGAGGAGCAAGGCTTCATCGAAATCCAAACACGTATTCGTCCGGATGGGGGGCATACATCCAATCTCTATATCATTTTAGCATATCCTGCGCTGGATCAACACGCTAAAATCCAAGCTCAGCCGCCCGCCGACCCTGCCGAATCTGCCCCCCCCCCTGCTCAAAATTTAAACGGGGGGGGTTCAAAATTTGAACAGGGGGGGGTTCAAAATTTGAACCCGAACAATACCCATATCGAATCATACCCAGCAACGGCGACTCCACCGGTGGAAGTGATTCCAACGATCGATCCTATCGCGCCCAAAGAAAAAAATGCAAAAAACGGCGCGCCAACGCCTAAGCCACCCCAACCTTTGACGCCTTATCAGGCATTTGTGAAAGCTTATGCGGAGCTTTTAGGGCTGGATTTGGCCCTCAATCGTTCCAAAATCACGGCCAACGCGGCGCGGCTGTGGAAAGCGGGCTACACGGCGGAAAACTTGGCCACTTTTCGGCAGTGGTGGTTTGAGGTCCGCCACGGCCTGGAGGGCGCGCCGCCTCCCTCCATTGGCGTGATCAATGCTGAAATCAGACGAGCGCTGGAAATGATGCAGCGGCGCGCGGCCCTGCCGCCCGTGGCCCCGGCCTGGCAAAAAATATTGGATGGTTTTGAAGATTGAGAAAGGAGCGACAACATCTGCCCCCTAAAAATTAGGGGGTATCGCCTACTTGACAAAGTATATCTCGCGTGCTATACTTTATATATAGATAGGAGATAAAGAGATGTTGAATAGGTTAATGCAGATATTTTTTAAGAAAGAACCCCCGCCCCCCCCCCCAAGCCCCGATCCCGCGCCCTTTTGGGCGGAGATCGAGTTCGCGGAACTCATCGCGTACGCCCAACAGGGCGGGGAAATTTACTTTCCCGTGCTGCTGCGGGGTCGCGAGATTCGCGACTGCTGGCAGCGGTCAGCAGTGCAGTATCAGGTCCGCTGGGTCGGCGAGGACCGACCTTCCAACGACTACGTTTATCCAGAGGCTTTGGTCACGGTGCCGCGCAGCGTGACTGTGACCGGGTAGCCCCCAGCCCGCTTCGGCGGGATTTTGGGGTAGAGGTTCTAGTCTAGGCCCTACGGGGCAGAAAGAAAATAAAATATGTGGCGTCATGGAGATGTTTTGCTGGCTAAGGTGGAAGCCCTGCCCGCTGGGGCCAAACCGCACGCTGGGGCCACCCTGGCTTACGGGGAAGTGACCGGGCATAGCCATCGTTTTGCCGATCCCGAAAGTGTGGAACTTTTTATGGGGTTGGAGGGGTTGCTGTTTGTCCGCGTGATTGGCCCAAGCGCCACGCTGATTCACGAAGAACACCAACCCATCACCATCCCGCAAGGGGTGTATCGGGTCTGGCAGCAACGGGAATACAGTCCGCACGCCATCCGGGCGATGCTGGACTAGCCGCAAGGAGGGGCTAGCCAGCCCCTCCTGATGGGAGAGGAGCCTGGAGAAGAATAGATAGGAGATAAAGATGATTGATGCAGATCAGGCTAAAGCCCTAATTTTGGCGGGAACGGCCCCCGCCGGCCTGCGCGTGGCGGGGGAACTGATCCTGGAAGGGATCGACGCCCCGATAGCTTTCCCGCCTGACTTCCAGGCGGAAGTCATCGAGGTGAATGGCTGCCCGAACTTTGTCGGCTTCCCGCCTGACTTCCAGGCGGAAGTCATCGAGGTGACGGGCTGCCCGAACTTTGTCGGCTTCCCGCCTGACTTCCAGGCGGATCATTATTGGGTGGGGGGCTGCCCCTTGTTCGCGGGCTTCCCGCCCGACTTGCGGGCGCAGCACGTGATGGTGCGCTTTTGCCCGCTCTTTGCGGCTTTCCCGCCTGACTTCCAGGCGGATCATTATTGGGTGGAGCATTGCCCGAACTTCGCGGGCTTCCCGCCCGGCTTGCGGGCGCAGCGCGTGCGAGTGGAAAATTGCCCCTTGTTCGCGGCTTTCCCGCCGGGCTGCCGGGCGCACAGCGTGTGGGTGGAAAATTGCCCGAACTTTGCGGCTTTCCCGCCCGACTTCCAGGCGGATCATTATTGGGTGGGGCGCTGCCCCTTGTTCGCGGGCTTCCCGCCCGACTTGCGGGCGCAGCACGTGATGGTGCGCTTTTGCCCGCTCTTCGCTGGCTTCGCGCCGGGCGGCCAGGCGGATCATTATTGGATGGAAAATTGCCCGAACTTTGTCGGCTTCCCGCCCGGCTTGCGGGCGCAGCGCGTGACGGTGCGTTTTTGCGCGGCCTTTGTCGGCTTCGCGCCGGGCGGCCAGGCGGACGAAGTGCGCGTGACGCGCTGCCCGAACTTCAACTTCCACCACGTGCCGTCCGGCGGCGAGTTCTTCTGGAATGATGTGCGGGTTGAGGCCCGCGTGCTGGATTTGCTGGCTCAGCCCGCCACCCTCACCGCCCAGGCGATTTTGCACGAGCGCAACGTGGAAATCCGCCGCGTGATGCTGGAGCGCATGGGCTACGCGCGCTTTATCCGCGAATCCCAGGCCGCCACGCTGGATCAGGATAGCGACGCGGGCGGGGTGCGGCGGCTGCTGAAGATCGCTTTCCCCAATGATGAGGATTTGGTGGTGGTCACCTACCACTGCCCCAGCACCGGGCGGCAGTATGTGACCCGCGTCCCACCGACCACCCGCACCTGTCATCAGGCGCTGGCCTGGATCGCGGGCTTTGACGACCCCCATCATTATAAGTTGGTCGCGGAGAGTTAAGATACCCCCTAAAAATTAGGGGGTATCGCCTGCTTGACAAAGTATATCTCGCGTGCTATACTTTATATATAGAAGAATAGATAGGAGATAAAGATGATTGATGCAAATCAGGCTAAAGCCCTAATTTTGGCGGGAACGGCCCCCGCCGGCCTGCGCGTGGCGGGGGAACTGATCCTGGAAGGGATCGAGGCCCCGATAGCTTTCCCGCCTGACTTCCAGGCGGAAGTCATCGAGGTGAATGGCTGCCCGAACTTTGTCGGCTTCCCGCCCGGCTTGCGGGCGCAGCACGTGACGGTGCGCTTTTGCCCGAACTTTGTCGGCTTCCCGCCTGACTTCCAGGCGGATCATTATTGGGTGGGGGGCTGCCCCTTGTTTGCTGGCTTCCCGCCGGGCTGCCGGGCGCACAGCGTGTGGATGGAAAATTGCCCGCTGTTCGCGGCTTTCCCGCCGGGCTGCCGGGCGCAGCGCGTGCGAGTGGAAAATTGCCCGCTGTTCGCGGCTTTCCCGCCCGACTTCCAGGCGGAAGATTATTGGGTGGGGGGCTGCCCCTTGTTCGCGGGCTTCCCGCCTGACTTGCGGGCGGAAGATTATTGGGTGACGGGCTGCGCGGCCTTTGTCGGCTTCCCGCCCGACTTGCGGGCGCAGCACGTGACGGTGCGCTTTTGCCCGCGGTTCGCGGGCTTCCCGCCCGGCTTCCAGGCGCACATCATGGCCGTGAATGGCTGCGCGGCCTTTGTCGGCTTTGCGCCGGGCTGCCGGGCGCACACCGTGTGGGTGGAAAATTGCCCGCTCTTTGCGGCTTTCCCGCCTGACTTCCAGGCGGATCATTATTGGATGGAAAATTGCCCGCTGTTCGCGGCTTTCCCGCCCGGCTTGCGGGCGCAGCGCGTGCGAGTGGAAAATTGCCCGAACTTTGCGGCTTTCCCGCCCGACTTCCAGGCGGATCATTATTGGATGGAAAATTGCCCGAACTTTGTCGGCTTCCCGCCCGGCTTGCGGGCGCACAGCGTGCGGGTGGAAAATTGCCCGCTGTTCGCTGGCTTCGCGCCGGGCGGCCAGGCGGACGAAGTGCGCGTGACGCGCTGCCCGAACTTCAACTTCCACCACGTGCCGCCCGGCGGCGAGTTCTTCTGGAATGATGTGCGGGTTGAGGCCCGCGTGCTGGATTTGCTGGCTCAGCCCGCCACCCTCACCGCCCAGGCGATTTTGCACGAGCGCAACGTGGAAATCCGCCGCGTGATGCTGGAGCGCATGGGCTACGCGCGCTTTATCCGCGAATCCCAGGCCGCCACGCTGGATCAGGATAGCGACGCGGGCGGGGTGCGGCGGCTGCTGAAGATCGCTTTCCCCAATGATGAGGATTTGGTGGTGGTCACCTACCACTGCCCCAGCACCGGGCGGCAGTATGTGACCCGCGTCCCACCGACCACCCGCACCTGTCATCAGGCGCTGGCCTGGATCGCGGGCTTTGACGACCCCCATCATTATAAGTTGGTCGCGGAGAGTTAAGATA